TCAGGTCAAACTTCTAATGCTGGTGTTATTACTGCAAAACAAGGAAGCAATATTCTTGGTCAAATTAACACTGGAATTGGTAAATCTCAAAGCACTGTTTACACAGTTCCAAACGGATATAGTTTTTATTTATCTTTGGCTGAAGTAAACACTTCAAATAGCTATACCAGCGCAAACATTGTTACTTATAAAGTTCAAGCAACTGATAACAATTTTGGTGTAACCAGAAACGTTTTGCAACAACCATTTGTTTCTATTTATACGGCTAATAGAACTTCTGAACCATTTTTGTATCCTGCTAAAACAGATATTCAATGGCAGCTTTCTACTAGTACATCAACACAAATTGCTGCTGGTGTAATTATTGCTGGTAAATTAATTAAAAATGCGGGCGATGGACCTACTTATTAATCATGGCTAAAACTCCTGCATGGCAACGTAAAGAAGGTAAAAACCCAGAAGGCGGTTTAAACGCTAAGGGAAGAGCTTCTGCTAAGAAACAAGGCATGAATTTGAAACCACCTCAACCAGAAGGCGGATCACGCAAAAAATCATTTTGCGCCCGCATGGAAGGGATGAAAAAGAAGTTAACATCTGCAAAAACAGCAAGCGATCCAGATAGCCGTATTAATAAATCTTTAAAGAAGTGGAAGTGCTAAATGGAAGCAATTATGCAATTTTGGAATGTATTGTTGACTATCATCATGGCAGCCATTGGTTTTTTTGTTAAAGAAAAGTTTACTGAGTTAGATCGTGTAACAGTTCTTGTTAATAAAACTCGTGAAGAAATGGCACGAGATTATATTACTAAAACTGAAGTCCGAAATGATATGCAACAAATTATTGATAGATTTGATAAGCTAGAAGCTAAGTTAGATCGCTTTATTGAAGGGCACAAATAATGCCAAGCACAAGCAAAAAACAGCATAATTTAATGGAAGCGGTTGCTCATAATCCAGCATTCGCTAAGAAAGTAGGTATCCCTCGCTCTGTTGGCGAGGATTTTAGCAAAGCCGACAAGGGCAAAACTTTTAAAAAGGGTGGAGAAATGAAAAAGAAAATGGCAAGTGGTGGCGAGACTATGGGTCCTCGTTCCATGAAAGAAGATGTAGTAGCTGGTTCAAACAAGCATGGTAAGTTTGGCGAAAGCAAAGCTCAGAAAAAAGGTCACACAAGAGGAATGAATTTGGGTGATGCAGGTAAAAAAGAGCCAATCGAAAGCGAAAAAAACATGAAGTCATTTATGGCTGGCATGAAAAAAGGTGGCAAAGTTAAAAAGATGGCTGCTGGCGGTACTGCTTCTAGCCGTGCTGATGGCATTGCACAACGTGGTAAAACAGTTGGTAAATATTGCTAATAAAGGAAATATTATGAAAATGGATCACCCACCAATCTCCAAGGATATGGAAGTAGAAGATCATATGATTCACCCAAAGCACATTGAAAAGCATCATGGTGGAGACGGTCATATGCAACACCACGAGCATTTTAAAAAGCACGCTGCTGGTCATATGCTCCACCACGAACACGTAGAAGCTATGTGTGGCGGTGGCTATGCTAAGGGTAAGAAGTAATGATGGCGAGCCGTGGAATGGGTGATATTAACCCTTCCAAAATGCCTAAGAAAAAGGTTATCGAGCGTACCGATAACCCTGATTCTGTGGATATGTATAAAGAAGGCGGTCATGTAAATGAGGCTGGTAATTACACTAAACCTTCTTTACGCAAACGCATAGTTTCTCAAGTAAAGGCTGCCGCTACTCAAGGTACAAAAGCTGGTCAATGGTCTGCTCGTAAAGCACAATTAGTAGCTAAGAAATATAAAGCTGCTGGTGGCGGTTACAAATGAGTAGCCTTGCAAAGCCTCAGCAGTCTTTAAAAGCTTGGGGAGAACAGAAGTGGAGAACTAAATCTGGCAAACCTTCCAGTAAAACTGGAGAACGTTATTTGCCAGAAAAAGCAATAAAAGCGTTAAGCCCACAAGAATATGCAGCAACCACAAAGGCTAAACGTGAAGGTAAAGCAAAAGGTAAGCAATTTGTAGCTCAACCAAAAAGTATTAAAGAAAAAGTAAAGTCTTACAGAAAAATTTAAAATGGCATATACCAGTGGCAGTTCTACATTTAACCTTGACCTCACTGAGCTTGTAGAAGAAGCCTTTGAGCGTTGTGGTTCGCAATTAAGAACTGGATATGATCTTCGCACTGCCAAACGTTCAATAAATCTATTAACAATTGAATGGGCTAACCGTGGTATTAATCTGTGGACGGTAGAAGAAGTTTCTGTTCCATTGGTATATGGTCAAGCTATTTATCCAGTAGATGCAAATACTATTGACATTTTAGATTTGGTTACCCGCACAAACAATGCCAGCGCAAGCAATCAACAAGACATCAATATAAATCGCATATCAGAATCAACTTATTCAACAATTCCTAATAAGTTAACGTATGGTAGACCCATACAAACGTACTATAGTCGTGAGACAGGAAACTCTAATATTTATGCTGGAGTTAGTTTGGTTGGCGCTCTTACAGCTTCTGCTACTTCTATTACTCTTAGCTCTACTGCTAATATGCGATCTACTGGATTTATCCAGATTGATAACGAAATTATTGGTTACGTCAATTTATCGGGTAATCAGCTTTTAAATTGCTACCGTGGGCAGTACAATACTACTGCTGCGGCTCATAGTTCTGGTGCTCTAATCTATAACCAACAATTACCGTTTCTAGCTGTCTGGCCCACCCCAGATAATGGAACACCATATACATTGGTTTACTGGCGCATGAGACGTATTCAAGATTCTGGAACAGGTATGTTTATTCAAGATATTCCGTTCCGCTGGATCAATTGTTTAGTTGCTGGATTGGCATATTATTTGTCTATGAAATTACCAAACATGGATATACAGCGTGCTGCTGGTCTTAAAATGGAATACATGACACAGTTAGAACAGGCAACTGAAGAAGATCGGGAAATGGTTTCAATTAGGTTTGTTCCTCGTAATATGTTTTATTCGAGGTAATAATGCCAACCAAATATGCTAGTGGTAAACACAGTATTGCGGAATGTGACAGATGTGGTCAACGATATAAGCTCAGTGAATTAAAAAAGCTAACCATCAAGACCAAGCTGGTAAGTATTAAAGTATGTTCAGAGTGTTGGGATCCAGATCATCCTCAGTTACGACTGGGTATGTATCCAGTAAATGATCCGCAAGCTGTGCGTGAGCCAAGACCAGATATAAGCTATTACGCTTCCGGTCCTAGTGGTTTACAGATTAATCAGGGAGGCGGTACATCCCAAAGCCAATCTGGTTTTCCAGAAGGCGGTAGTAGAGTGATTCAATGGGGCTGGTATCCAGTGGGTGGATCCAGTGGTTTTGAAAGACAACTTACACCCAATTATTTGGTTGGTAATGGCAATATTAATTCAGTAACTGTAGTAACAACTTAGGAGTAAAAAATGGCAAAGATGGAAAAAGAATCAAAATCAGAAATGAAAAAAGAAATGGCTGCTGATAAAAAGCAAGACGTAGCTATGATTAAAAAAGCTTTTAAAGAGCACGATGCTCAGGAGCATAAGGGCGGAAAAGGTACAAAAATTGTCCTCAAAAAAGGCGGAATGGACAACGTTAAGAAAATGGCTAAGGGCGGTGTAACTCAGGCTAATTTACGTAGCATGGGTCGCAATATGGCTCGTGTAGCTAATCAGAAGTCTTCTTCAAGAGGTCGTTAATATGGCAATCGCAAAGAATGTAAAACCTACTACCAAAGACTCATCTAAATTGGTAGTCGGTAAAAATCGTGAAGATAAACCTGCTAGTGCTTATGCCCGCCCACATACAATGGCAGGTAAAGCTATTGATGGTACAGAAGTAATGAAAGATGGCGAATATGGCAGAACCAAGTCAGCTAAAGACGCATCTATTAGCGATCCATTAACAAATGGTGTTGCTTATGGTACTGGTAAAGAAAAGACCGAAGGTCTTGAAACCCGTGGAAATGGCGCTGCTACCAAGGGTCGTATTGCTAGAGGACCAATGGCATAATGAATTACGAGACGCTGTTTAACAATATACAGACATACGCTCAGACTAACGAGCCTACGTTTGTGGCTAATATTCCGTTCTTTGTTGAACAGGCTGAAACTCGTATTTATAACTCGGTTCAAATCCCATCATTACGCAAAAACGTAACAGGCAGTTTAAGCTCAGGAAACCAGTATTTAACTTTGCCGTTTGACTGGCTTTCCACTTATTCTGTTGCGGTAATTGACAGCAATAATAATTACAATTATTTAATTAACAAAGATGTTAACTTTATTCGTGAAGCCTATCCCAATAACGGTTCTACTAGCTGGACTTTACCTAAGTACTACGCTATTTTTGGCAGCTCTACTCTTAATGTTAATGAGTTAACTGCAATTGTTGGACCTACTCCCGATTCTGCATATGGTGTAGAGTTACATTACTTTTATTATCCAGTATCAATTGTGCAAGGTGTTATTTCAACTTTATCAGCATCCTTTACTGCGGGAACTTTGTATAGCCCCGGTTTGTACCAGAATATTCCACTCACAGGTGGTTCTGGATCTGGCGCAACTTGTGATATTTTGGTTAATGGTTCTGGTAATGTGTCAACTGTGACATTAGAAAATGGCGGTAGTTTCTATCAAGCTGGAGATGTTTTAAGCGTAGCATCATCTAATATTGGCGGAACAGGATCAGGGTTTACCATTAGTGTTCTTGCTGTTAATAATGCCCAAGGTCAAAGCTGGCTTGGTGACAACTACGACCCAGTGTTATTTT